TCTCTCCTGTCATGGCATCAAGTACAGCCTCAGTAAACTGGTCAATGCTTTTGCCGGATGCATTGGTGACATCGGCGAGGTTCATTATTTCCTTCTCGGTAAGTTTTAACCCTCGGTTTGTAAACTTTATGTAAGTTTCCGTAATCTCCTGAACCGAGAAGTTAGTCTTTGCGGCGGTACTTGCAATGCTTTGCATGGCTGCGTCTGCTGCATGTTGTGATCCGAGTAGGTTTGTTAATACCGCTTGATACTTTTGAAACTCGGATGTAATTTTTATTATTTCCTTTTCAAATTGTACAACGGCAGCGACGGAAAATGCGGCCACAATTTGCGTGCCTAGTTTACCAAAAGCCTTTTCAAGATCTGAAACTTTACGCTGTTGTTTCTCTTGTGTTGCATCGACGTTTTTTGTTGCTGTCTCTACATCCCTTAAAGCGGCCAGGAGTTTAAGCTCCTCCTCCGTAAGTCCCGCAACTGACTTTTGGGCCTTTAAAACTGCGGAATCGTCCACCACATACTTTACGGTTATTAATTCCATGTGTAAGCTCGTTTATTAGTACATAAAGATACAACAAAATAAAAATAAATTTAGTGTAAAAAAAATGATGAAATATTTTATACTATTCGGAAACGGTTGTATATTTGTACATGAGAAAATTACAGGTATTAATAGCATTTGAAGAAAGCCAAACGGTTTGTAAGGCTTTCCGGGAATTAGGTCACGAGGCGTATTCCAATGATTTACAGGAATGTTCGGGAGGCCATCCCGAATGGCATTTGCAAATGGATGCTTTGGAGGCGATAAAGTCCCGTAAATGGGATTTAATTATAGCACATCCACCATGTACGTATTTAACGGTAACGGGCAATAGATGGTTTAACGAGGAGCGTTATGGTGAAAAGGCAATACAAAGGCATAAAGACAGAGAAAAATCAATTAATCTTTTTATGGCGGTTGTAAATTCGGACTGCAAATATATTGCAATCGAAAACCCCGTTGGAATAATAAGCACCGTGTGGAGAAAGTCCGATCAAATTATTAACCCTTATGAGTTCGGAGACCCGTTTGAGAAAAAAACCTGCTTATGGCTGAAAGGATTACCCAAATTGAGAGCAACTAACATAGTAGAACCGCCACCAAGAGTAAAATTTGCGAGTGGTAAAAGTATGCCTACATGGTACGCAGATGCTTTTAAATTACCCAAAAAGGAAAGGGCAAAGTTAAGATCAAAAACGTTTGATGGCATTGCCAATGCAATGGCGGCACAATGGTCGGAATTTATCTTAAAAGACTAATTTCTGGGCTTCGTATTCTTTAAAGCTGCGATTGCCTCCAGATATTCCTTAAAACTTAACCTTTTAAGCTCATTTGCTTTTGTAAGGTCTCGACCAGAAAGGACAAGTATTGTCTCGTTTCGCTCTCGTTCTCTCCTGCGGATATGCTCGACAACATTAACTCGTATGTTGTCCTTTGGTCTAGCTGCTGGGCCTTGTGGAAGTCGTCCCAGCTTTTGAAAGCTGGAAGCCCATGAAAGGAGGGCAGAAAGTCGCTCATGGGCGAATGCAAAAAAAAACTTTCCACGTCTGAATTTTTGCGCCAGTGTTCTATTTTCTTTTCCGCAAACTCATAATCCCAGTTGTACGGGTCTTCATTTTCGGCAATGTATAACACACTCGCCAGCCTGTACAATGTATCTATATTGGTAATGTGCTTCATTTTCCCCTCGGCCGCTACAATCAATTGAACAATTGCAGGTAAATCTAATTTGGTGCGGTGCTCTAGTATTTTTCGGGTGGTCTTGAAGAATGCTAATAAATACTCCCGGTCTATTCGCATTTCAAGTTCGTTGTATACGTCCATTGCCTTGAAGGCCCTCATTACCGGGATGTTTTGCTCATTCACAAACTTGTAATAAGGCTTACCACCGCTTACAAATGCCAGTTCAATTTCATGGTTAGGCTTAATTTGCAGCCCTCCCCTTTCAATCTCTTTGCGCCTGGCGTGGGCTTCGGCTATTATTTGGGCTGCTTCCTTTCTGGCCTGCCTTTGGGGTGCAGAAAAAAAAAGATAGAGTAGTTTTCTTAGTAGTTTCTTTAATTTAGGCATAAAGAGGATATTATCGGCTTAGTTTGGTTCCTAACAAAAAAACCTATAAGTTGAACATGCGAGGGGCAAAACACCTGATGCATTTTCAGATGAAATATAAGGGCTTCTTTCGCTTTTTTCATAAAAGATTGTCTAAGTCTTTCACCTGTTTCAAAATAGCGATAAATACCATATTCAATGAAACCAATACCACGGTCTCAAATATCATGTATTCAATGGAAGTGTATAAAAGCCAAACATGGAACGTCTTAGCGTAAAAAAAGCTAAAAATGGATACCCATGTACCAAAGCAATAAACACATAACCCCAAAGGCTTTGCTAGTAGGTTATTCTTTTTATTCAGCCTGTGCAAATAATCATAATACCAACTAATTATTTCGGAGTTATTTATTAAGTATTTCCCAAAAATGGAAATACAGGCTGTGATGAAAGAAAATATTACAATTGTAATCATGCAGCTTTTAGGTAAGATAAGTCTTTGTTAATTTCGCATCCCTTTTTTTTGCCTGCACAGGCTTTGATATTGTTTACTGTTACTTTCATAATGTATAAGGATTTATTACGTTTGTTGCGCTTACAACGGAATCAGATAGTGGTGGCGGAAAATCAAAGGTTATAAGTAGTGTATTATAATCTTTCCCGTCTACAGTCCAAGTAACCGGAGTGCCATATACAGAGGCGGTAAGCTCCCACGTGCCCGAAAATCTATTTAATTCTGTATGCTTAGCAGATGTATCCAAGAATGCAACACCAGTAATAGATGTAACCACGTCCCATACAAAATAACCAAATTCATTTTGTAAAACTATCAACATATCGACGTCGATGCTTGTGGTGTGCAGTTCGATAAGGTCCCTGCATTCCGCCAGTGGTGGCATTACTAATGAATCGTTGCAAATCATAGCGCAATATAAAAAAAATATTACTATTTATGTTGTAATAGCGTCATAATATTCGGCGTTAACGTGGTAACGGAATGCGTCTAGCAAATGGCTTAATTTAGGATTGTCCTTTTTCCACGGGTCAAGGCTTCCCCGGTCGTCTATTTCTGCGCTTTCCAAATCAGCAATCAGCTTTTTACATCTCGGATGGATTTTAACCATACCACGCCGAAACAACGAATTACACAAAATTCGACTAGATACATGAGAGGGGTTAGTCTTTGGCACATGAAACTGTTCCCAGCTTAATGATAACTTTTGCTGAATAATCTGATAGCTTGTGGTGTTATCGGATATGTTACGGCTATGATCACCTGATACGTCACCATTGATAATGATAATACCATGGGATTGGTATTTTTCGGTGACCCGTATTAACACATCCGGCAGATTCATTCCCACCTCATGAAACTCCTCAATGACAACGATCTTATTATCCTGATTTTGGCAAACTAAACATGCCGGGTCATAATTCAAATCGAACGTTAAAAAAAAGTCCAGGTATTGCGAAAACTCAACGGGTTCAACCATTGTAGTTCTGAAATCCTTTGCAAACAGTTTATTATAATCTGGGATGCCCCATTGATTGAGCACATAAACCCGGTGGTAGTTTTCGTCCTGTGCTGCCAGATTCCTTAAAACGTTCTTATAGGATTCATCTAAAAATGCATTATCCGGATATGTACTTTCTATTATTGTTGCATTTGGGTCGTACTGATCAAAGAATCGTTTTTTAAGCCAGCTATGTATGCTAGTGGGGTTAAATATTAGTAGTATCTGCGGGTTAACTAAATGAATACCTCGAAGCCTCAAATCAAGCTGCATAAAGTCCTCAAATGTGATTTGGTCGGCCTCTTCTATGACTATTCTGGTAATGCCCGCAATTGATTTGAGTTTGTTTTCGTCGTCGAGACCAGCAGAAATAAAACTGGAGCCGCCGGAAAAAGCAAAACTCATTTCGGTTTTATTATGGGAAAATTGCACCCCATCTGAAAAGCCCGAATTG